TACCTTTTTGTTTGCATTGGCAACTACCATCTTAAAAACAGTAGTTGGCTTTCTTCTTGCGCTTGTTATGGTAAAAAAAATACCCGGAAGAGGAATTATGCGAACCATCTATTATGCTCCCTGTGTAATTAGTATCACGGTTGTCGGAGTGTTATTTAAATCTATTTTAGCAAATAAAGGATTACTCAATAATATCCTTCAAATGATAGGATTAAGCAACTTAACTCATGATTGGCTTGGAAGTTATGGCACTGCTATTGGAAGTGTAATTTTGGTAGAGACATGGATGTGGGCAGGATTCAATATGTTCATTTTCATTTCCGGTCTGCAGGCAATTCCTGAGGATTACTATGAAAGTGCTACCTTAGATGGTGCCTCTGCTTTTGCAAAGCTAAAAAACATCACGCTTCCTTTAATTGTTCCGTCAATGACCGTTGTTGTGACACTAAGTATTGCTGGTGGTTTAAAAGTATTTGATATTATTTATGTACTCACAAATGGAGGTCCAGGTTTTGACACACAGGTTCTGGCAACTTATACCTATCAATCCTTCAGTCTCGGATTTCTTGGGGAATCATCAGCCGGAAGTGTCATTCTGGCAGTTATTGTAGTAATCATATCGTTTACTATGAATCGTTATTTTACGAAACGAGAGGTAGAAATGTGAAGAAAAAACACGCAGGAAAATGTATTCTTTTTTTATTCATGGTTGCTTTGGCATTGTTATACGTAATACCATTTTTTATGATGGGATTGGGTTCTTTCAAAACCCAGGCAGAAGCAGCAAGATTTGACCTTGCCTTGCCATCAAAATGGCTTTTCTCCAACTATACTCATGTATTGGAATCTGGAAAAATATGGCTGGGATATCTTAACAGTATTATTATTACTATTCCCGTAACGGTGATTTCCGTTTTTTTGGGAGCAATAGCCGGCATTGTCATTTCCAGACGAAATGACAAATTATCGCAGGGAATTTATTATTATTTTATCTTTGGTCTTACATTGACCTTACAGATTGCATCTATTTTCTTTTTGTTGCAATATTTACATATATATCTTTCTTCTGTCTTCTGGTATCATTCTTTATCCTCCAGATACTAATCTTCAAAACATTTTTTTGTTTCCACTGGAACATCAAAAACACTTATCTTATTGCAATACCACTGCCCCCTATGGAATGCTTGTAGATTGCAGTGCCTACAATTTTCGCAGCTTTTTTCCCGTTTCTTTGTTTCAATAATCCCCAACAGCTCTTTGTTTTTAATCATACCAATACCTCAAAATTTTAAATTAATGGGATATCTGCTTCTTCAATGGCTCGATTTAGAAGTGATCTATAATCACCCAAACAAGCCACAGTGTCAATCAACAACCCTGAAAATGATTTTACGCCTGAATAGCATTCAATGCTTTCCTCAATGCTATCGTCAATATCTCTTGATTTATCTACTTTTTCAAGATCAGACATTAGGCTCTCTATTCGTTTCACCATCTCACGCGTCTGTTTTACTTTCATGTTATTTACTCCTCTGTAAAATTTTAATCTTCCTGCTTTTTAGAATAATTTAAGCAGTATGTCAAATTGTCAAGCAATGCATTTTCTCCACATGGTATATCGTTTTCCGAATGTGATGATATTAATACCACGGATAACTTACATCCCATTTTCTTATTATGATTTTCGCAATCATGATTCCCGCATCTTACATATGCCACAGCTGGTTCCTCCATAATGTTAATACTGCTGATTATCAGTTTAATGGATTATCGCCTGACCACATGTAGAGCAACGCCCTGTATTTACACAGTCTTCCGCAGTTGATTCACCACAATTAGGGCAGAGATAAAATCCCCTATCATACGCACATCTCTTGTAAATATCCTTTCGCATAGATACTATAGCGATTTTATATGCCTCCTCGATATCAGAAAAACTTTCACCCTCATTAGGGATTGTTGTTTTTCTGCTAACAATTTCTATTGCCTTTTCAATTTCCATTCGCTACAGTCCTTTCTCAAATCCTAATTTTCATCGTTTAATACAATATTTCCTTTCAGTCATTTATCCAGCCTATCCCCTGGCTAAGTAATTGGCAGGCTATCGTACAGTCTTCCATAACCTCCAGGTCCATCCTTCCACGGTTCGGGTCTAACTCGTCCAGATATACTCCCCCGATACAACTATGCCCTATCTCCCTCTCCTGCCTAGCCCGGCGTTCAAATACCTCCGGGAAATCAATCCGAATCTTATTCCAGTATCCCATGCCGCCTTTTACGCAACCAATGCAGTTGTTGTTTGGATACCCCATGTCATACATTACTGGGCGTTTCAGCCCCAGTTTATCGGCTATCCCGTGGCACTCTGCTTTTGTCAATCCATTCTCAATCAACGGGAACTCATGGTCGTAGTCAGAAAGCGCTTTAACAACTGCGTCTGCTCTGTGCATCTCATTCACATCATAACCCCACACATATGTATGATGGTCTGGATTCGCTGCCTCCCAGTCTCTGCGTACCTGTTTTTTCAACCATTTAGTGCAGGGTGCTCCAAAAGCTGTGTTTATGCATCTGGTATTTTCAATTACATCATCCACATCTTTGTATTTATCTGATTGTATAGGCTCAATCTTTCTTCCCAAAATCGCCTCGCAATCCTTCAAAAATCTCAGACTATCAGGATGTTGATTTTCGACATGAGTGTAAATAATTTTATCAATATCCTTAGCCAAGTAACACGCCACAAAAGACGATACTCCGGTGCTAAACCAACATACTTTCATAGGTACCTCCTAAAATGAATAATTACTATTATCGCTCACCAGCGCTAATGTATTGACTGGTAAATCCTGTAATTTTACCATTCAGAAAGTGATCACTTTACCCGGCCAGGACTGTTTTACTTTCTATTTCTTTAATTGCTTAAATAGCGATTTTGGTTAACAAATTGGCGACTGAAACGAGCATATTCCATCCAGATAACACCGGTTCGCAAACTCCTCTGCCTCCCCGCTCTCCAGTGCTTTGATTGCCATCTTATATGCCTGTATCTGCTTTTCTGCGTCTGCCCGGAATGCCAACTTGTCTTGTATCGTGTTTCTGGCAATTCCCATACGCACCATCTGTTCCCATCCACCATCCGTAATTTGGTGGTGGTATGTATTAATGTGTTCCTGCAATATGCCTATGGCTTCTCTTTTGTCAATTGTCATACTTTTCCTTCCCTCGCTCCCCATAATCATGTTCTTTTTCCTCTTCCCAGATTACCTTAATAACCTCCACTTTATCGAGCGGAATGTAGAATGATCCTTGAGCCTCCCACTCTCCAGCCTTCCACTGCTGTTCAAACTCTTCCAAACTATCAGCCAGCAAAAATCCGGCTTCCTCTTCTGTCTGGTACATAGTTCGCATCATTGCATCGTCCGATTCATCCGGCCAGCTGAACAGATGATACATCTCGTAGTTGTCATAATCCCATAACGTTAACGCTACTACATACCCATCTATCGGCCATCCAGTGCTGTTTACCCGTCCTTCAACGAGTTTTGGTCTATATCCCTTCATCCCTCTGCCTCCTTATATGGATCCGGTGCTGGATGCCATGCAATCACATCAAGAAGTCCTTCATCATCAACCTTCCACCATTCTTCTCTAACATCATCATAATATCCAACTTCAACATATCCACGTCTAACCGTAACGTGTACTATCTCTCCACACGGAGGAAGGTCCCTTTCAACCGGAACCCACTTATTCTCTGTTTTTGCGGTTGGAATTTTTCTTATATCCTCGATTATGTACTCTTCTCCCTCATATCTTGCAATAAGCAGTTTTTTTACATCATCCGAATCAATTAGTCTTCCCATTCTGCTTCCTCCTCTAAATCTGTGTTTATTCTTTTACCTCCCACCAAGAACAATCTAAATGACTATTTTTCCAATCCTCATACGAATCTTCAACTTCTTCCTGCGATGCATCATCATCAAATTCAAATTCTTCTTCATGGGTTGCCCCGGCAAATCCTGTCCCCATATAAAAGTGATATTTTTTCATTCAGTTTCTTCTCCTTTCAGAAATGGGCATTTTGATTACTTGGACGCCTGGAATGATCCGGGCATATTTCCGTCCTATCATAGGCTGGACGTAGATATGCTTGTGTCATGGGCGATGGATGTTTTTCCATATCTTTTATTGCTGCCATTCTTTGGCGTTCTGAATTTTCGCTATATTGATTTTTTATTTTATTTTCCGGCATTCAAGCACATCTCCCTTCTCAAAAACGTAATGACATCCAGGTATTGTAATCGTCCTTGGGCATTCATCCGTATAATCAATCAGTCCCTTATCTCTCATGTCACGTAAATATCCCCATATGGTAGAACTAGATGTATATCCAACTCCATCCCCAATCTCCCTGGTAGTAGGAGGATAGTTATGGATCACCATGTAGGACTTAATATAGTCAAGTATACGCCTATGTGCTTCCTTCATCTGTCCCCTCCCCTACCCAGTCCTGTACCTGTTTTAGCATCAATGCATCGTAGTCCGTATCTCGCTGGTCAAAATTATGAAACTGGTTCTTGCTTACAGTAGCCTTCTTATCTGGCTTCACAACTGGTTCCCTGTAGTCTGTTTTGAGATAATCGTCAAACGAGGTATCTGGTCCAAAAAATGTTGCTGCATGTTTTACAAACTGCTCCTGGGTACCTAATAACTCACACTCTCTGGCATATCTTTTAACTGCTGTCTCCAGCTCGTCCTCTGAAAAACCATCCTTTAGGCGGGCATTGTACGCTTTATATGCTTTCGCCTTTTCTTTTTTTCTCGGGTATACCTTCCAGATTTCCTCAAAACGCACACAATATTTTTTATTACTATCATTTACATTATCATTATCATATACATTATCATTATCATGTTTTTTTGCTTC